TACGCCATTGATATAATAAATATTTGTATAATCTGGCAATCAGATACATGAGGGCTGGATGAAAGCATATCTCTATCTAGATACCGAGACAACAGGTCTTAGTTCATCAACTAATGAAATTATCCAGTTGGCTTGCGTGCCGCTGATTGACGGTAAATCTGGCCCTCATTTTAATGAGTTTTGCCAGCCGACGAACTGGAACTCTATCGATCAAAAGTCTATCGAGGTTCACGGTATCGCCGTCGATCAGATGAAGACGTTTCAATCTCCGTACGAGATGCTGGATAAGTTTATTGCCTACGTTAGCCAGTTCGGCGTAAAGTTCGTCATCGCCGGTTACAACTCTAATTTCGATAAAGCCTTCATAGGGGCACTTTTTGCCCGCAACGGGAGATCAAAAGAGTATTCGCGACTGTTTTTAAATGAAGTCCGCGATGTTCACGCCCGCGCAAAAGCTGTCAAGGACAAACTTCAATCTAATAAATTAAAGCTGGTCAACCTTGCTGAAGAGTTTGGCATTGAGATCAAGGCACACGACGCCTTAAGCGATATCCAGGCGACAATAGAAGTCGATCGGCGGCTCTCCGCCATAATTGGCGAAGACTTTGAAGAAGTTTCTATAAAAGACGATAGGTTCGATCTCCAGTTGCCCGAGTTGCCTCAGCTTCATATTCATTCTGAATACAGCAACACCGATTCTGTGACCTCGGTTGAGGAATGGGTTTACTGGGCCTACTCTAAAGGAGTAAAGGCCGTTGCTTTCCCAGACCACAACTGGGCAGCTTCCCTATATAAGGCTACCAATATTAAGTCAGTATTAGAGAAAGTTAATAAGGCGCATAAACTTTCGCTTACTGAAAATGACATAAAGATCGTTCCTGCTATAAGTCTAAATGTCACAGATCCATCCAACGGTTTAGAGCAACCATTCAGGTTAAATGCTTGGGCAATATCTAACACCGGTTATTGCAATTTACTTAAACTGGCGTCAATGGGCTGGGATTCGGCGATCGATGATTCGGGTGTGACCACGTCAATAATCAAAATTGAAGACGTCATTGATCACCAGGAAGGGGTAGTGTTTGGCACAGGATGCGAAAAAGGGCTGGTTGGCACTCTATTGCTTTGTTCGAACGATAAGAAAGTTGAGGCTTCAAAGCTCGCTAAGATTATCGGACACCTTGATAGAGTCGTATTGGAATTACTGCCTTTCGACGTCGTTAAGTACTTCGACAAAGGCATTGGCTTTAGGAACTTTCAAAAAAGCAAATCCATCCCAGACGGAAATCTAACCAAAGCAATTAACTCCTTGATTATGGATGCAGTTGATTCTTACGGCTGCAAATTCATAATTTCGACGGCAGCGCACTTTATAGACCCCGACGACAAAGTCTTTCAGGATGTCGTCTCAAAATCATCATTTAAAGATAAGCGGTTCTTCTACGATACGCGGTATCAAAGATCACTCAACGAGTGCTTTGCAATCCTCAAGAGACATCTTGGTGACAGGTTTTCCGTAGACCACATCGATATTGCCCGGGCAACCGCAGAAGACATGATTGAAGCATCGACCGCCGTAGTGGTAAAGCACGACTACCATTTACCAAAAATTCAAATACCTGATTCTATTGTTCAAAATACTTCTGACTACGACAAACAGCTATATTTGCTACTGATGGCTAAAATCAAAGAGCACGGCAGGTGGTCAAACGATCCAGAATATGTAGCCCGCTTTAAGAAAGAATTAGACGTAATCTGGAAGAATTCTAAGCTTAATTTTATCCCGTACTTCTTGATGTATGAGGATATTTGCGCGTATGCTAGATCTCAAGGCATCCTGCAGAACTTGGCTCGCGGATCTGCTGGCGGTTGCCTAATCTCCTACTACCTAAAGATCATCCATATCGACCCAATCAAAGAGCACCTACCATTCGAGCGTTTTCTTAGCCACGCCCGTATCAATGCTGGGTCCTTTCCAGATATAGACCTTGACCTTGGGCAGCGCGGTCCAGTTCTTAAGTATTTGGCAGATAAATATAAAGCTGGTTTCGCGCAGATTGGAACCTTTCAGCGGTTTAAAACCAAGAATGCTATCAAAGACGCCATGTTTGCTGTGTTTGGTCGCAATCGCGCTGATAAAGAGATCATGGATGTCTGCGACACAATACCTGATTCTCCGCAGGGTCTAGACGAAGACAAATTCCTATATGGCTATAGGGATTCTGAGGGCGTCGCCCACAAAGGTCACCTGGAACAAAATGAGACACTGCAGATATTCTTTAAGCAGTACCCAGAGATCGAGCAAATCACTAAGAAGCTCATTGGACTACCTAAGGGTATGGGTAGACACGCATCTGCTTTTGTGATATCAACCCTAGACCTTTCTAGTCAGCGCGTGCCCACAATGCTTTTTGATGACCCAGACATCGGCAAGGTCGCGGTTACTCAGTTTGAAGCACCCATGGTAGAAAAATCTGGTCTAGTTAAAGCAGATGTATTAGGATTGACAACTGTAAAGACGCTAGAGAGCGTCGTATCTCTTATTAAGACCCGCAAGGACATAGACCTCTTAGAGGAAGACAATAAAGGTGTGCAATTTCTATACCGTCTTCCCGAAGACAATAAAGTCTACGAAGACTTCTATAAGCGCAAAACGGATTCGTCCTTTCAGTTTAACACTGACCTTATTAAAGGGTATATTCAGAAGTTTGCGCCAACTAGGCGCCAAGACCTGTCTGACCTTACGGCGCTCTGCAGGCCGGGTGCGTTAGACGTCGAGTTTGCGCCGGGCGTTTCTGCAACTCAGTTTTATATTGACGTGAGGAATGGGGATAAAGAGCCAGAGTACATACACCCTGACCTAGCTGATGTCTTAGCTGAAACAAACGGTGTGGTTGTATATCAAGAACAGCTGATGTCGATTTTAGTTCAGTTTTGCGGTTATTCTTTGGAAGAATCCGATCAAATACGATCTGCGATCGCTAAGAAGAAACGCGACGTGATGCTTAAGACATTTGATCGCATTAGGTCAGAGACCATGAGCAAAGGTTGGACTATTGAGCAGGCAAACAAATTGTGTGATGTGGTAACCGCTTATTCTAATTACTCTTTCAACCGCAGTCACTCTCGAGCTTATTCTGAACTTGGATACATTACTATGTATCTAAAGCACCATTATCCACTTGAATGGTGGGCCGCAGAGCTCAACAACTCAGAAGAGAACAAAATCCGCCATTACGTCACCATCCTGGGCGATAAGATTACGCCGCCGTCTCTTCACGCCCCGGATGATAAGTTTACTATTGTTGGCGACCGTATCGCTGCTCCGCTTTCAGCGGTAAAAGGTCTTGGCCCGTCCAGTATTAAGGCGATAATAAAACGAGGTCCATATTCTTCTGTAGAAGATTTTATTTTAAAAATGTCAACCGGCGTTAATTCTTCTCATTTTTGGGCTTTACTTAAAGCGGGCGTGTTTGATGAGATGGCCCCAGTCAGCATCTCAATCCCAGAGGCGCGTCAAGAGTTCATTAAACTTTTTAAATCCCTTAAAAAGGTTAAGACAATTCCACCAGAGGTTAATCAGAATTCTCCACTGGATATGTTTCTTAATCAACGTGATATCTATAAATGCTTTAACAAAGTATTGCTTGCCGACCCCTTGATAAGGCAAGAAATATCTGCCACGTGGCCATCTATGCGTGAAACTCGTAGGAAGGACATCCCTCTTGCGTTCGGTTCTGCACCGACAATACCGGTGATTTCTTCTATCGCTGTCGCGTCAAAACTCATCGACGCACAAGAGCGCTCAGAGTCCAACGATAAGATTAAGGTTGCTATGGTTGGTTTGTTTCAGTCGTCTACTCACCGAAGCGGTATTTCTAAAAGAGGAAAACCGTGGTCTAAAGTAGATATTGTGCTCTCAGATGGTCTATCTACAATAGAGTGTGCACAATGGGATCAAAAGCGAGCACTCAGGTACCCTACCAACTCCTTAGTTTACGTCATGGGATATGTAAAAAGAGGTTGGAAAGGCTCGCCCTCCATTGAGGTTCTAGAGGTTGAGCGCCTTGTAAAAGTTGATAAGAAATCTTCAAAGGTATAAGATCTTTGTTTTAAAGAAAAGGAGACACGATGGATAGCGTATTCGTAATGACGCAAAATCCGCCTCAAAACCTCTCTGATAAAGAGATGGCGCTGTCGCGGCCTTCATTTCTCGATGAAGTTAAAACCTGCTCGCATAAGAGAGGTGGTGCTGCAACAATTGGACCAAATTACTTGCGGGCAATTGCAGAAGAGATTGGTCGTCGATATGATCGATTTTTCAACCCTTATAGGAATGTTGTTCCTCATGACTTTGCTGGCAGAATCTGCGAATCTGATGAGGACGTAGCTCAAGCGGTTCACGAAATGTTTCAGGCTCGATACCCAATTATCTATCAAAAATACTACGAGTCTATCCTAAAATCTCGTCCCTTTACGACTAAGGTTATTTATTTCTCTGGATCCCAAGAAGATGCTGCAGTTTTTCAAAAACTAGGCATTAGAGAGATATCTCTTAAAGAGGTTCCAGATCACCTAGGAAAGCCTCGTCCCACTGAGATCAAGCCTGAAGCTAAACCAGTTCAAGCAAAAGAGGTTGCGCCTCAACTAGAAGTTAAAGCCGCACCAGCGCCCGAGCCGAAAGTTGAGGCAGAATCCGTGTCGCCTAATTCAGAAACTCTAGCAGAATTGGCTGCTTTAACAGAACCAGTAGAAGTCGCCCCCGTCTCCGAACCAGAAGCAAAACCACAACAGCAGACCGCATCCGTTAAGCACAACCACAAGCACCAGCATAAAAATCAAAACCGCCATCAAGCTGGGTCATCTCAGCCCGTCAAAACATCTGATGTATAATATCGACACCCAATATAGGGTATTGACCGCCTATTTAGGCAAAGGAGTAAATTATGGCAAAGTCTAATCTCAAACTAAATCTGGATTCTCTTAAAGAGCGCAAAGAGTGGAAGCGCCACCCGATCAACCAGGGTGAAAACATCTACCGCGTTCTTCCACCTTTTGGTGAAAATTCAGACGGTTACGCTTACCGTCGCTGGGTTATCGCCTGGCTCGCAGATCCGCAGACCGGCCGACGTCGCCCATACGCATCTCCGCGCTCATTCGCGACGGACTCTGCGTGTCCGGTTTCCGAGTATGTCTCGTTGGTTGAGAAGAAAAGGGAAGCTCTTGAAGCTTCCCTCAAGAACCGCGGCGCATCACGCGATGAGCTGAAAGAGGCTCTAAAACCTTACGCAGATGTTCTTTGGACTATCAAACCCAAAGCTACGTACATCTACAACGCTTGCAACAAAGCAGGTGAAGTAGGATTGCTTGAGCTGAAAAAGACTGCTCACGATGCAATGAAGAAGCAGATGATGCAGTACGTTACAGATTACGGCCAAGATCCAACCTCGTTAGCATCCGAGTCTGATGACGCTGGTATCTGGTTTAAGATCCGTCGCGACGGCGAAGGCACAAACACGGAATATTCCGTGGCTAAAAATCAAACCAAGAAGAAAACATCTGAAGGTATCGTTTGGGTTGACGATAGGGATCCTCTTCCAACCAATGTCGTAGACAACTACGACAGCTTGGGATACGATCTTACGACTCTTTACAAGCCTTATTCGTACGAAGAACTTAAAGAAGTCCTTATGGCGAATCTAGCAAACCTTTATGCTCAATATCCCGAGCTTGAAGTCGAAGGTTTTGAGGTTGAAGTTGAGGCACCTAAGCCTGTTAAGGCGGTAAAGACCGCAAAGGTTGAAGACGAGGAAGTTGAAGAATATAAGGCGCCAGTCAAAAAGCCACTGAATATTCGCTTTGACGATGAGGATGAGGATGATGAGCAGGAAGCCCCTGCAGTCGCCAAGACTAAAAAAGTCGCAGCGCCAGCGAAGAGTGTTAAGCAGCCGTCATCTGACGACGAAATTTTCGCATTCGCAGAGTCACTCCTCGACA